ATGAAACTACTATCAGTACAGAATTAGCACTTCTAGGGATTGATGAAAAAGGCAGGGTTTGCAGTGAAGATCAAAAGCGATGGTACTACAAAACACCGCGCGGCAAAGCTTTTAGTTTTGCTCATCCAAAAGGGTCTTGGTTTAATTCGTTTAAACTAGACCCTAATAAAGTTGCTCCGACCGTTACTGCTTCAGCAGGACAGTCTGCTTCAGGCCTATATCATTGGTCTGAGCCGCGACATCTTTCAGTTTCAGAATATCGACGGCTTCAATCTTTTCCTGAAGACTACCAATTTAATAATATTTCTGGCTCTTATGTTTGTGGAATGTCGGTACCTCCACTCATGATGCAAAGAGTAGCGGATCAAATCGCAAAGCAGTGGTTTAATCTATGACTCTTCTTACTATGCGCCAATACGCCATTCATCGAGGCGTAAGCGCTAACGCAGTTTCAAAAGCAGTTAAGCAAGGGCGAATTACGTGCAGTCGAAACGAAAATGGCTATGCCATGATTGACGCCGTTGTTGCTGATAAACAGTGGTTAGAAAATTCAGGACATTCCCGCATGTATGGAAATGGTGATGGTGCGCCACCAGGCCCGCAATCTAAACCGGCCGAAGAGGAAAGAAAAGGCCCAAGCTATGCCCAGTCGCGAGCGGCACGCGAAGCCTATCAAGCAAGATTAACAAAATTAGAATATGAAGAACTTATCGGGAAGCTAGTAAATGCTGACGAGGTTAGAAGCAAATGGATTCATTTAGCTGGCCTAATTAGAACGAAAGTGACCGGTATACCTTCAAAAGCAAAGCAAAGAATTTCTGATTTATCTACGGAAAACTACTTAGTATTGGAATCGCTCGTTCGTGAAGCGCTCGAGGACTTAGCGTATGGCGACGGTTAACGATTTAGCGGATGATTTTTTATTAGCACTTAAGCCGCCGCCCAAACTATCACTTTCGGAATGGGCCGATCAACATTTTTATTTATCGGCGATTAGCTCGGCTGAAGCTGGGCGCTGGAAAACGATTCCCTATCAACGGGGGATTATGGATGCATTAACAGACCCAACAATTGAGCAAGTTTGGGTTATGAAGTCGGCCCGTGTTGGTTGGACAAAAATTATAAATGCATTCGCCGCTTATCATATTCACCAAGACCCATGTTCTATTATGATCGTGCAGCCTACTATTGAGGACGCCGAGGGTTATTCGAAAGAAGAAATCGCGCCAATGATCGACGACGTTCCTTGCCTTAAAGGATTGGTTTCGGATGCCAAGGCGCGCGATGGCTCAAATACGACATTGGCCAAACAATACCCAGGTGGGACGCTAGGAATTATCGGAGCAAATTCACCCCGAGGATTTCGAAGGGTTTCGAGGCGCGTTGTTTTATTTGACGAGGTCGATGGGTATCCCGTGGGTGGTGCTGGCTCGGAAGGCGATCAAATTAAATTAGGGATTAGAAGAACAGAATATTTCTGGAATAGAAAAATTGCAGGGGGGTCTACTCCCACGATAAAAGACTTATCAAGAATCGAGCGACAATTTGAAGCGGGTGACCAAAGACGATTTTTTGTTCCTTGCCCAGAATGCGGACGGTTTCAATATTTAAAATGGCGGAATTTAAAATGGCCCGAAGGCCAGCCGCATCTAGCTTATTTCGTGTGTGAAAAAAATTCATGCATAATTATGCATTCAAAAAAACGTGAAATAATTGAACGGGGTGAATGGCGAGCGACTGCCGAAGGCAATGGGAAAATTGCGTCGTTCCATATATGGGCCGCTTATTCATATTCCCCAAATGCTTCCTGGGGTGTATTGGCCGAAGAATTTTTAGACGCTAAGAACGATAGGCAATTACTTCAAACTTTTGTGAACACCGTTTTAGGCGAAACATGGGAAGAGGAATATTCTGCAAAATTAGGCGCCGAAGGATTACAAGCGCGAGCGGAAACTTACGAGCCAGGTGTTGCGCCCGATGGCACGCTTTGTCTGGTCGCTGGTGTTGACGTTCAAGATAATCGTTTGGAAATTACTATTATTGGGTATGGCAAAAATGAAGAATCGTGGGTCGTTGCCCACAATGTTATTTTCGGCGACCCTGCCAAGTCGGAAATTTGGAAACAATTAGACGAAGTTTTACATAGACCTTACCGGCATGAGCTAGGCGCTGAATTAAAGGTCATGGCCGCAGCGATCGACTCCGGTGGTCACTTTACACACGAAGTTTATCAGTACGCCCGTGAGCGTAAATCTCGAGGCGTTGTCGCGGTCAAAGGACAATCGCAAAGAGGAAAAATAGCAATTGGAAAACCCACAAAAGTCGATATTAATTTCAGGGGCCAAATACTTAAGAATAGTCTTGAACTTTATCCGGTGGGTGTTGATACAATTAAGAGCGTTCTTTATGGTCGATTTAAACTCAATGAACTTGGGCCTGGGTATGTACATTTTCACGGCGCACTTACGCCGGAATATTTCACTCAACTAGTTTCTGAAAAGAAAATTGTTAAGTATGTGCGTGGATTCCCAACTTATGAATGGGTCTTAAAGCCTGGTACAAGAAACGAAGCACTCGACTGCATGGTTTATGCCTACGCTGCACTTCAGTATTTATATACATTATATAGGCGTGATACTTTTTTCGATCAACTAGAAAAGTCTATTTTAACTCAAACAACAATCAAAGAGGCGCATAGCGTTAAAACTAATAATGATAATACTTTGCCGAAAGTTGAAACGCCTTTGCAAAATCCGAGGCGGACGAGTAATATTATGCTAGATAGGCGCAAAGGTGGCTTTATTTCTAATTATTAACCCTTAAATGCGCTTAATAAGGCCTAAAATGAACATTCCAAAAGAGCTTTTTGCGGGTGATTCTGCAATTTGGGACGATTTACCCACAACAAATAACCTTGGCGAAACTATCGATTCGTCACTTTGGACTTTATACTATGCCATTTCTGGTGCGGCTTTACTTACCTTAACGGGAGTGGCCCAAGGTTCGGGCTGGCGTACTACGATCACAAAAGCGCAAACGACAACATTGGCCGCTGGTAATTTCTATTGGCAGGCCTATGCGGAATATTCTGGCAAGCGGGTAACCTTAGGAAGTGGTCGAATACTAGTTCGCGCGGCGGCGGGTGCTGCAGTTTCCGGAAAATCACAGATAAGACAAGACCTGGACGCCGTTCAAGCGGCAATTAGGGCGATGTTGTCAGGTGGTGCGGTTGCCGAATATTCGATAGGTAATAGATCACTTAGAAAAATTCCTATGACCGAACTAATAACACTTGAATCTAAGTTAAAACGCGAAGTATTGGCCGAAGAAAAGGCCGAGAAATTAGCGAACGGCCTGGGTAATCCTTCTAATATATTCGTGAGGTTTAAATAATGTGGCCATTTAACAAGAAAAAAAAACAGGGCCGCGCTTTTAATGCTGCCGTATATAATAGGCTAGTTTCTGACTGGGTAACGGCCAACACATCCGCCGACGCCGAATTAAAAGGTAGCTTACCTACTTTAAGGAACAGAGCTCGGGATTTTGGGCGAAATAATGATTATGTTCGTGAGATATATCGCCAGTTTCAAAACAATGTCGTTGGCGAGGGTATTTATTTTCAAGCTCAGGTAAAAATGCAGCGAGGGAAAAATTTAGACGTTCCTAAAAATGATCTAATTGAAAAAGAATGGTTTCGCTGGTGTAGAAAAGAAAATTGTAACGTTTCCGGAGTCCTATCGTTTAGTGATATACAAAGATTAGCGGTAAGATCATGGGTCGAGTCAGGCGAAGTTATTATTAGAAAAATTTATCAAAAATTTGGTAACTCAAAAATACCGTTGGCCCTAGAAATAATTGAAAGTGATTTATTAGATGACGGCTATAATGCGCGCGCGGATAACGGTAACGAAATTCGTTTTGGTATTGAGCTAGATCAATGGAAAAGACCCGTTGCATATTATTTTTTCACATCACACCCAGGCGATTACCAATCAAACTCGATTGAATCTAAGTCAGGGCGTCGGATGCGAGTTCCGGCCAGCGAAATAATTCACTTATATACAATAGAGCGGCCTGGCCAAACGCGTGGCTTTCCTCACATAGTTTCGGCCATCATGCGCCTAAGGCACATGCAAGGTTATGAAGAGGCTTCAGTAATTGCGGCACGCGCGGGCGCTGCAAATATGGGGTTTATAGAAACTCCGGACGGTCAGCCTTCCATAGCCGACGGAATAGATGCCGGCGATACAATTACAGAATTTTCCCCAGGTGTAATTAAAGCGCTTGGGCCAGGTGAGAAATTTTCACAATCAAATTTCCAAAATCCAAACGGTCAATTTGACCCATTCATGCGCGCGATGCTTCGAGCGGTTGCATCCGGTTGCGGTATAGCATACGAAACAATATCAAGCGATTTTTCTCAATCAAATTATTCATCGTCAAGAATGGCAATGATAAAAGAACGTGATAACTGGCGGGTATTACAAAAATGGTTTATCGCTAATTTTTGCCAGCCAATTTTTGAAGCCTGGTTAGACCTTGGAGTTTTGTCGGGTGAGCTACCATTAGCAGGATATGAAAAAAACGAGGACGCGTTTACTTCCGTGAGATGGCAGCCTCGAGGTTGGGCATGGATTGACCCAGCGAAAGAAGTGGCAGCAAATAAGGAAGCCGTTCGCGGTGGTTTTACTACTTTGACGGACGTAATTGCCGCATCCGGTGGGGACATTGAAGATTTATTCTCAACGCGTCGTAGAGAATTAGATATAGCCGAATCCTTAGACTTAATTTTTGACAGCGACATTGCAAACGATAATATCGGCAAAGATTTACCACTAGAAGACGAGGAAAACAAAGACGACGATAATGAAAAAGATGTTGATAAAAAGAAATCAAAGACTAACTAAATTAGTTTTATATTTCTAATTAAATCACATATATGCTTTATTTTTTTATATTCTTTTTTCAAAAATGTGGGTTAAAGTACTTATATGAAAATAGAAAAACAATTTCGGACGCTGTCAGTCCGTGAAGTAAAGACAGATAAAGAAACTCGCACGCTTGAATTTCCATTTTCGAGCGAATTACCCGTTACAAGGTGGTTCGGGAAGGAAGTTTTAAGTCATAAAAAAGGTGCTGCCGACTTGGCGCGCCTAAATGACGGTGGTGCGTTGCTTTGGAATCATAACACAGACCAAGTAATTGGCGTCGTTGAAAGTGCTGACTTACGCAGCGATAAACGAATTTGGGCCAAAGTAAAATTTTCAGAAAACGCCAAAGCTCAGGAAGTTTTAAAAGATATTGAAGATGGCATTTTAAAAAATGTTTCTTTCGGCTATCAAATTGAAGAAATGGAATTATCTAAGTCCGACAAAAAAGGCCAAGACGAATACACGGTAACTAAGTGGTTACCTTTCGAAGTTTCAATTGTTTCGATTCCTGCAGATCATAGCGTAGGAATAGGACGTTCAAATACTGAAGATGCTATAGACGTAAAAATTATTAAACCTGAGGGGAATCAAAAAATGGAAAATGAAAAAAACATCATGGAAGACAAAAAAAACGCTGCAGACATTAAGTTGTCGGTAGACAAGGCCGCGGATGCTGCTCGCGAAAATGAGCGATCACGCGCGAAAGAAATCCTTTCAATTGGCGAAAAATATGGGAAGCAAGAACTTGCTCGCCAGTTTGTTGACAATGGAAAGAGCGTTGACGAACTTAGAAACGCAGTACTTGAATCAATAGGACACAAACAAACACCAATTACAGGAAATGAAGGCATGATCGGCATGAGTGAAAAGGAAATGAATGAATTTTCTTTTATGCGTGCAGTTAATGCGCTTGCAAATCCTCACGATAAAAATGCTCAAGAAGCTGCGAAATTTGAAAGAGAAGTTTCAATTGCTGCAGAAAAAAAGGGCGGAAAAACGTCACGCGGGATTATGGTTCCATTTGATATTTTGAGTCGCTCAATGAAAAGAGACTTAGTAGCCGGAACGCCTAGTGCTGGCGGTTACTTAGTTGGAACAGATCACTTAGGCGGTTCATTTATTGAATTGTTAAGAAATAAACAAGTTATTCAAAGACTTGGCGCTACGACTTTAAATGGTC